CATCACCCGAAGTACGTTGTAATTGACCGCATACACTTTGATTTTCGCAGCAGAAGACACGGAGGTGGTCAGGTTCAGCACAGCGGAGTCAATGCGGGACATGTTCAGGGAACCGGAGGGTTGGTGGGATTCCGGTTGCAGGGCGAAGGAGTAGACGTTGATACCGGGGGACAGAGGGATGTTTTCGTGGTGTTGGTAGGGTTGCACCAAGTTGAAGTAGGTGTTGGCGCGTTCCGCGAAGCGGTCTTGGCCGTTCAGTTGCAGCTTGGCAGCGGTCAGCAGGGAAGCACCACCGATGGCGGCGGACACGGCTTCAGTGCTCAGGTTGGCGGTGGCTTGGAAGTTGAACCATTGGTTGGAGCCAGTGGCGGTGTCGGATTGGACAACCCAGACCAGTTCCTTGACAGGGTGGTTGAAGTTCAGTTTCACCTTGTTGTTGGTGCCGGTGACGGATTCATCACCAGTGAATTGCAGTTGTTCAATCAGGTATTCGTGGGACAGTTGGGCGAACCGGCGGCGTTCGTCAGTGTCCAGGAAGATATAATCAACCCACAGAGAGGCCGTAATATCATCGGTGGGTTGAGTGCCACCGGTGCGGGTGCATTCGGCTTTGGTGCGGAATTCAATGTTGATTTTGACTTCGTGGTATTGAAGGGCAATCAGGGGCAGAGCCAGGCCGGGGTTGCGGCAGAAGAAGAATTCCAGGGGCACATACAGAGTGGTGGGGCCGGAAGCTTCGGCCAGGGAAGCGGCTTCACCCACCATCTTTTTGTAACCAGCCAGTTTGCCAGCGGGCAGAGACAGTTCGTTCCAGATGTACATCCAGTCACCGTAGTGTTTGTCAATGCGTTGGCCACCGATTTCCAGTTCCACGTTCTTGATCAGAGCCAGGCCGACGTAGTCCACCAGGTCACTGTCATCGGCGGTGTCGGGCACGGCCACTTGCAGGTACATACGGTGGATCAGATCACCGTTGCGGCTGACTTGGCAGGTCACGCGTTTGCCGAAACCAACGGTGCCGTTGAAGGTTTGTTCAATGGCTTCCATAGAGAAGTTGGTGTGGCGGCGGTAGACCACTTTGAAGAAAGTAATTTGAGGGTTACCGGTCAGGTAAACATCTTGAGCGCCGTAGGCAACGAGTTGTAGAAGTCCTCCTCCCATTTCTTGATTTGTGTCTATTATAAAAAAAGAAAAAAAATTCACCGAGATTTAAGAAAATCAAACGCGTAAATTTTACGGGAAATGTTCAAGGAAAAGAACAACAAGAAACGAATACCTTTGTCCGAATCTTCAAAGGGACAAACGTTGGATGCCCGGCACAAGGGTATGTTGGATACATTTGAAGAGCAGACAAAGGAATGGCAACGGATGAAGCATCATCACGCCGATTTGGAAAAATGTCGCCAAAGTTGGAAGCACCGGATTCAAACCATTCTACGGGAAACTGGGGATTTAGAATCGGCCGATGCCTCGGTCAAAGAGGACTATCAAGAAGCATGGAGCAGTAATTTGGAATTGACCGACCAAATAATCACACTTGAACGCAGGCTAAGTAATTTACAATTCATTCAACAGGAAATACAATACTTTGAACATACTGGGAAAATCCTTTTTGATTATTATGATTTGATTGAAAAACATCAAAATGACGACTATGAAGAATCAATCCGAACAATACCCATTGTTTCTGGGTCTAGTTTAAATGGAACAAAGGGATGTCCGAGTATGGTGCCTGCGGGAAAACACGGTTCTTATTCGAAATCGAAGAGTATTTTAGAAGCCTTCCAGAGTTATTATCAATCCCAACAACCCGAACCGGAGAATGACATTGAGAATGACAATGAATCCATATCGTCGACCAATCGAGAAACAACCCTATGTACGACGTCAAATACGACGATTGTTCCATTACCAGAAGTGGTTGACAAACGGTCTTTGGTAGAACAATATATGTCGATTGTTGAACCATCGTATTTGCGACCTCAATATCAAGAACCTCAACTGGAGCAATGTCCTTACTGTCATATCGCTTTGACGTATCTGGTACAAGACGGTATTACCATTTGTAATGACTGTGGATTCCAGGAACTCATTCTGGTGGAACAAAATAAGTCCATCTATCGTCAACCATCCAAGGAAACCTCTCATTTATCTTACAAACGTATCAATCATTTCAATGAATGGATCAGTCAGATACAAGCAAAGGAAAGCACCGATATTCCAGAGGAAATTTACGAGAAAATCATTGCCGAGATTAAGAAAGAAAAAATACGCGATAAATCCAAAATTACGGCGAGTAAAATGCGTTATATTTTAAAGAAAATCCAGAGTACCAAATACTATGAACATTTGAATTACATTTTAGGTCGTATCAACAACCAGTCTGCCCCGAGTTTCTCGCCGGAATTGGAAGAAAAATTACGGACAATGTTTAAAGAAATCCAGACACCGTTTATTAAACATTGTCCTAAGAATCGCAAAAATTTCCTATCGTACAGCTATGTGCTTTATAAATTCTTTCAACTTTTAGAAAAAGATGAATATTTGCGATTCTTTCCATTATTGAAAAATCGGGAAAAATTACACGTTCAGGACCAAATATGGAAGAATATTTGTGCTGAACTCAATTGGCAATATATTGAATCCATTTAGGCGGGGAAACGCACCAGGTTGAAGCCCATACCAATACCGGCACCTTGGCGAATGGAAGAACCAATCGACGGTGCCAGCGCATCCAGAATAGCGAAGGCGGAGGCCGCAACAATAGCCAGAATGAGCGCTTCTTGCCATTTTAGGGGATTGTAGGGTAGAATCAGGGACACGATGGCCACGGCGGCGCCTTCCATAATGTATTTCACAATACGCGTAGAAATCTCTTGAACGTCAAAAGCACTCATTGTATTCGTCTATTTTTATTGATAGAAAATTATTTAAGGAACTCTAAACAAACCCTATATATCGTTTCCATTAACTATCATATCTGATAAAATGGAATCTGTCTCTACGGTTGTTTCTACGAAAGAAGTAGACTATCTGGACGAGGACAAACAAATTCGCGGACAAAACTATGTCTGTCTGTCTTTTATTTCGCCCGAGGAAGTTTTGGCCAACAAAGAAGTGTATGCTTTTTCCAAGTATCTTCAAACGTTTTCCACCAATCTATCGACCATGATTTCTATGTTGAAACTGCGTCATCCGGGAGACGCTGAACTACTGGATTCACTTGTGGAAAACAACAAACATATCTTCGACCAAGAAACGCTTCAGGAAGATTATCGTTTCTATCGCCGCACGAATTCTACACAAATTGACTCGGAATTTTTGGAAAAGAATGATTTCCGTACGTGTGTGAGAGGTATTAAAGTGCGGGGTTCCTTTGAAACTCTCAAGGAAGCCCAAGTGCGTGCGGAAGTCTTGAAGCGGATGGGGGATAAATTTGATATTTTCATTGGTCAAGTAGGTTGTTGGTGCCCTTGGTCTCCGAATCCAGAGGATTTGGAAGACCAAGAATATGCCGAAACTCAACTGAATACATTGATGAAGAAATACAAAGAGAATGCTCAACTCAAAGACAGTTATTTTGAACAACGTAAACAAGAGAAGATTGATAAATCGCTGGCCGCCAAAGATGCTTGGCTTCAACGCCAAGAAGAACGCCTGGCAGCATCCAGCAATACAACCACTACCACCATCGAGGATACACCGATGGCGGATTCGGCGGAGGTCAACACGGATGCGAGCACAAGTGGTACCACAACAACCGATGCTTAAAAAATATAATCGCCTATTATCAGAATGAAGGCGATTGCTGTGTTTCTTTTATTCCTTGGAACCATTTTAGTTCTTCAAGGGTATTATGACCAAAAGATGAAGACGTCGTGTCCAGCACCAACGACTGAAGTCAAAGTGGTTCCTATGTCTATCTATGAACAACAGATGAAACCCGAAGAATCCCTCTTAACATTCTATAAGAGTATGTTTGAGAATACGACGATATGGCCACCACTGTCCATCATCAGTGACGCAATGGAAATAGCGGAAACAAAATAATCCGTATCATTAGAAAATGGCAGTATCCTTAGAATTGTTCCGTGAACGACTTTATAAGGCGATGTTGAATCCTTCAGCGGTACCGTTGGAAGATATTATGCGTTCTTGGCAAGTATGGGAAGCGGAAACGACCCGTAATGAGATGGAATGTCAAACGAATATACAAAAATACCTTGAACGCGATCACACCGAACGTCTGGAACACGCGACAGAATATACAAATTATAAACAATTCTTACAACAATCCAAACAAGCCTATGAACAATCCACATTAGGTGACCGTTTAAAAACGCGTCGTGCTTATTTGCGGTCTTGTATAAAACCCCAGCCTCTACTACGAACACCTTCAATGCTGTACACAATGGAGGTTCAGAAATAAGAAAATATAATTATAATTATACATAAATAGGTTAGTAGTTCGTATGCCTTCTTCGGATTCAGCATCCAAAGTGTTTCGTATTCGATGGTTATGGTTTTTAGGAGCGTTTGCGACTGGTATATTGTATGTGTATTTGGTTCGTCCAATGCCACGAATTGTGTATAAGTATCCGACGCCTTATAACAGTGGTAAAATCATCTATTCCGACCACGCAGGTAATTGTTATAAGTTTAAAATGGATGTTATTAAATGCCCGAAAGATTCCGTGGAACCGCAACCAATCGTATAATTTCCAATGATTCTATTAGAGAGTTCTTATTCCAATCCACTCGAATTCAATGTTTCTTATGTCACGTTCTTCTTCCTCAAATACGAAGGGGGGATTTCGATTGGTAGTGGACCGATTGATTTATACGGAACGCGGTCAAATCATTGCGAGTGTTTTAATCGGGTTTGCGATCGCTTTATTATTTCGCAAAGTATGTAATGACCGGAATTGTAAAGTGATTCTGGCGCCCCCACTGGAACACGTTCAAAAGACGGTCTTTGAACTAGAGGGGGATTGTTATCGTTATACGCCTGTACCAACGAAATGTCCAGACGAGAAGAACGCATCGATTGTTCCTTCGGAATAAATACGTGTGTTTGTTTTAAGATTATTTTTGTCCAGACAGTAGTTATATAGTTTCTACCAATGAATTCTACGTCTGCGCCTCCTTCTCTACCATTGGCAACGCCCATTCAAAAATTACCCGCTACGCCAGGTGCTCCCCCAGCCGCACCCGAAGACCCCAGTGTTACGGACGTTCTGAATGAAATGGAGTCTGTGGTATCAATGGCAAAAAATTATCAAGACCAACCACTCGGAAATGGTGGTGGCGGAGGCGCAATGCCGCCCCCTGCTTTTCCATACCAACAACCGATGGTAGGATATGGTATGGGTGCTCCAGATTTCTCCGAGACCTCAAAGTCTTGGTTGAGTCTACATACAGAGAATAGCAAACGCGCAGCCATCGCGATGGTATTGGCGTTGGTACTGTTTTACCCCAGCGGTTTATTTCCTGCTGTATATCAACGTATTGCCCGTCTTCGCTTCTTAGAGAGTTACGATATTTTCGTGCGGGTCTTTTTGTTGGGTATGTTCTTTTATATTCTATTGACCTACGTCCCTGTTTAGTTCTAAAACTAAAAAGAATTCTTATATACGGTGACCGTAAAAGAGGCATTGTTGTAGCTTGGCACAGTCACCACATCACCTGTATACAATTCCCTACAACCGACATCATCGTTCATACAATCTCTTTTTTCGTATTCTACTGGCAAGCGAATGCTTTGGTATTTGTCCGTCGCAGTAAAATAGACCCAGCGGTCGGAATGTTTATACCGCAATGATTGACCAAACAATGGTAAAATGGTCGGGGGTTGTTGTCCTTGACCTTCTTCCCCTACGATGGTTAAATAGCCGATTTGTTGTATCGTGGTATTTTTCATATAACTCGGATTTCGTTCAGGACTGTATTCCCATCCATTGTGACGTCCATCTACCCGACCTCCATTGGTGCTTTCGGTGACAATGACCACCGAACGCTCAGGTACTGCCGTTGCGGCAGAGGTCGCACTTTCGTCAGAGGGTCTCATACGAATGGTGGTATAAAGAACGCCCGCAAATCCAATTAAAATAGCGGCCACCGTTGCTCCAACGGCTACCTGAAATTTCCGACGATAATTCATTTATTATCCTTTATTAAAATAGATTAGATATTTACTCTCGAATGGTTGGCACATATCCAATTTCGGAAGCTTATCGCAAAGAAGAAGAAAAACGCGAAAACTTCGCGGACAGCGAATCCGATAGTAAAAATACCACCAATACCATCCAACGCATCTTTATCAGCATTGCGCTGATGGTATTGGCCATCGTCGTCGGCTTTATCTTCTTATGGGCATATCGCAAAGAGCGCACCCTGATGATTGTTGTATTGTCAGTGGTCGTGTTCATTTATGCTCTGTTGGTAATGGTATTCACGTTGGTTCAACGGGAGAAACTTGATTATATCTATTTCACACTTCTGATGGGTTCAAGTGCCTTTATGACCGTAATGATGATACTTCTTATCATTGTATTCTCTGTGATTGCTTCGAAGCGGATGGGCGGTGGACAAGATGATAGTTACGGTACCAGTCAATCCCGGGATTATATGAGTCGCCCACAACCATCTCTTCCATCCACGTCTCCGTCCTATGAACCGCCATCTCCCAGTGAGTATCAATAAGGTTTATTTAAGAGGGTAATTTGTATCCGCGGCACTTGCGATAGATGTATAACCAGGCAATGCGTCGGCGTTTTCGGTAATACCTTGAGCTCCATAGACGGCCTCACCGTAGACCCCTTTAATTCCCACCATTTCAACTTCGTAATTATTTTTATCGACGACATTAGATTGTGCGCGTTCCAAATGTTCCGCAGTGGTGAATAAAGAGGTCGTGCGCAATGTATGACCATTGTCTTGTTTGGACGAAATCCAGCCAAACACGTTCAAATGGTTGATATGGACACGATACATTGCCACTAAGAGTGATAATGCGACAATGAATCCAGTCGGTATATCCCATAGAACCAATAGTACAATCGCAACGGTTCCAATCACCATCATCACCAGTTCATCTTTCAGCCACATAAAATAGGTCGTGGGAACCAATAATACCGCCACGAATACCACAATTGCCAGAATACGAGTGATATCTTTCATTGAAAATCTATTATCAGTCAAGAAAAATGATTTAACGCTTTAGAACCTTAATAGAATTGAAATGTCGTCCAAACTCACTACGTATTTGTCACGGCGAGGTTACGGTATTCTTAAAACATCTAAGAATGCCGACCAGATTCAGCAACTTCGCGATGAATTAACAGTCTCTCCGTTGGTACATCCTGATTTAGCCGCAATGACACCCGCTGGTGAAAATGGAGGAACGCCAACATTCCCAGTATATCGAGAGAGTTCAAAGAAACTCTATGTCCCAAAATTCTATGGACTTCAAAAACTCGGTGCTCCAACGCACGACCAATTGGAGGCGGGCGCGGATACACACATTGAATTCTGTGGTACGTTGCGTGAGGAACAAAAAATCGCGGCACAACAATTCATCGATGCCGTCCGGTGTCCCACAAAGATGGGAGGTATTTTGTCACTGTTTTGTGGTGGAGGCAAAACCGTATTGGCGTTGTATTTGGCAGCCTACTTTAAAAAGAAAACATTGATTCTTGTTCATAAAGAATTTTTATTAAACCAATGGAAAGAAGAAATTCGCAGTTTTCTTCCCTCGGCAACGATAGGTCTCATCAAACAATCGAAAGTCATCGTCGACCGCGATATTGTGATTGCCAGTGTTCAGAGCATTGCGATGCGTGATTATCCCGATGAATTGTTTAAAGATTTTGGAATGGTGATTATTGACGAATGCCATCATATGGGTGCCGAAGTATTTAGTCGGGCGCTTCCAAAGATAACATCGCGTGTAATGCTTGGATTGTCGGCGACGCTAGAACGCAACGATGGTATGACGAAAGTCTTCTATTGGTATTTGGGAAAACCCGTTTATCAACAGAAGAAACGCGTGGATTCTGGCACTCAAGTGATTATGTATTCCTATTATGATCCGCATCCAGATTATGGCCGTGAGCTTAGTTTTCATCGTGCGGGACGCAAAGTATTAAAAACACCGAATATGATTACCAATATCGCCATGTTTGAGCCACGCAATGATGAAATCATTGAACGATTGAAAAACATTTTGAAAAAAGAACCACGACGACAAACCATCATCTTATCGGAACGTATTTCTCAACTGCGCGTGCTAAGTGATAAGTTGCCTTCCACACTTTCACGCGGATTCTATATTGGTGGAATGCCTCAGGCGGAATTGGATAAAAGTGCGACGTGCCAAGTGATTCTGGCGTCCTATCAAATGAGCAGCGAAGGAATGAATATACCGACGTTGAATACGCTTATTTTAGCGTCGCCGATCAGTTCCGTCGAACAATCCATTGGACGTATTCAACGTCAAAAACCCGAAGAGCGCGAGTATGTGCCTCTGGTCATTGATATATGGGACCGTTTTTCCCGATTTCAGGGACAAGGACGCACCCGAATGAAACATTATGAATCCCAAGGATACACCATTTCCCACGAAGGATTTACTTGCGACGAACCAGAGCGTTTTGTAGCCGCATCCGCCGCCGAAGCCCAAGCAACAAAGAATAAAGTCACCAAAGCAAAATTTAGTTATAGGGATGAGGACTCAGATGAGCCCAATATGGAACAGTTGCATAAAGGACAAGGATAATCTGGATTCCGAGTCGTTTGAATCCACTGTTGGAAACAATCATTACAGAAGAAATGACGACACGGCATTCGTCGTATAAGCGAACGTTTTTTATAGGGTTCTAAACATATACAACATTCACTCATACAACTATGATATAGATTGTCTGGATGGTACACCTCAATGGTACATACGTTTAATATTTTTTTGTGTAATATTTCTTTTTCGGTATCGTCGTTGTCGTTATCACGTGTGTCTGTACGAAAACAATTTTTGACCGACAGAATCAATAGATAAACACTGCTATAGAATAAAATAAATTCACAAAACATTCATAGGATATGTATATAAAAGACGCGTTTGGATGTATAATTAGTATAGATATGTTTATTTCTTAGGTTGTTTTTTTACGATGGGTGAACGATAAGGAGCACGCAGACACCGTTCAAAGTATTGAACCGTATAAATATACGTTTCGACACCTTCCATATACATATTATTCACGATGTAAATGGATTCTCTGGATTGCCGGTTTTTCACTTGCTGACACATTTCATAAATATCACGCGCGTCTTCCAGTGAAATAAAGGCATCTTTTATCGGAAATAATTGAAAGACCGGGCATTTATCTCGCGGGGTATGATTCTCTTCGCGATACGTTTTCGCAAACGCACACGTGACTGGTTTTGTCAAACCCCGCTTTGACATAGAAATCTTCACTCCCCACCCATAACCCTTTGTTTGCGCAGAAATAGACAACATTGTCTCTATTAATGTCTTATAAGTCTCTTGATTGGATTCGCTCGCACGCTCACTCACACGCTCCCTCACGAACGCTCGGGTTGTCTAAGGGCTCTTTGTTGTAAACTTATTTCATTCCTTGTGTCATTTTTTAATCTCAAATAGACTTTAGATTAGATTGTCTAAAATGTTTTTAACAAATATTCTATTGGCGTTGATTGTTTTACTATTGGTGATTGTCATTGCGTTGGTTCTTCGTTCGTCCGCGGTCACTTCTTCACAGTACAATACTCCCTTGCCCCCAGTGATTGTGTCGTTAAAAGATACTCGGACAACCGCAACACCGCTGTTTGATTCCGGTGTCACTGCCGAGAAAGCCTATGGTAACACTACATTGACCTATAGAACCGCACCGAGTTCTAAACCTACCGCAGCGGAATCATTGAACCGCTATTATACGCAAGCGTCTCGCGGTATTCCAACAGATTTTACAATGGAATCGTGCTCGTGTCCTTTCAGCAAACCTCAAAAAACCGATTTGCCAGTTCCATCGATGCCAACGTGTATGTTATTAGAACAATCGTCCTATAAATTGTCGGAATTTAAATCATAGAAACTTTAAAATGGACGATTATTCATCGCGCATCTCTACACCATTCTCCAATATTGAGGCTTTGCTTGATTGTCGGGAGGTTTTTATTTAATCACAAAAGAGTATTTGCCGAGATTAAAGGCACCAATGAATTATAAATTGGGATACTCTTGCTATCCTTTTATTTCCATATGTTTAATCCTTTCTTCAATTGTTTTTTGGCGTGCGGGTCTTCTTCGACAGAATATATAAATTCTAGTTCTGCCAAACTTGCCCCCAAAAAGATAATATCATTTATATCTTTTTGTTTATTTTTAGAGCGTAGTTTGTCGAAACTGGATATATATTGTTCCTTGAGGATGTCCCATTCAACATAATCGTGTAAGTATAAAGCCACCGCAGCAGACGTTATATCCGGGATGTCTGTCATTTCTTATGAAAATATGACCTTTTTCTTAATCTAATAAAATCTTCATTTTTTACTCTCCAATTAGCACTTACCATATTGTAGTCAATTTTTAATAAATTCCTTATCACTCGAGTGTGACATAATACCCTACATTGGAAAAATAAAATCATTCATTTTAAGTTTAATGGTATTAAAAACGTATAAAATATGTGATTTAAATACTGTCATTTTAAAAAAAAATGATTTTTTGTCTAGACCAACTCATTTTTAGGTCAAACCTCGTAATCGTTCTCTCAACGTCATCCAATAGCCAACGTGATAACCGCTACAAACCGCACTCTGTGCTCTGCGCTCCCTTCGAACAGGTAAAGTGAAGATGGCAACGACGGCGATGCCAAACGTCAACCAGATGGAGTGGAAGGCGAAGATGACGGTGATGAAGGAGATTATGAAACACGAGGGTGTCGTGTTTGGCGGCGCCGTTCGGGACTGGTATATCCACAACTACAACGCCTCGAAATTCTACGAGGCGATAAAAGACAAAGACAACCACAAGGAGTTGATGAAGAAATACACGGACCCCACCTTTCTGCCTGAGTTTAAAGACCGCACGGTGATTCCCAATGACATCGACGCGACGATCCCGAAGACCTGTGTGAAAGGTCTACTGGAATCTCTGAGCAAAAAGGGGTTCCGTGTCGCGAATCGCTTCAAGCACGACGCCAAAACCTATTTTCCGCACATGACGATTGGGGAAGGTCAGATTATGCATGAACGGTATATAGTGACGCATATTCCCGCGACCATTGCGCCGGTTCTGATGACGATGTTCCCAACGTCCTTCACCAGCGACATCGCAATCCTCAAGGAGATCAACCGTTTCTCCGACGCGATGATGAATATATTAGAGCAAATCCCCACTATCAGCACTAGTTTCATAATAGATCTGATGGTGTCGCAAGACGGGATGTACTATGAACCCCCGTTTGGGAACCTGGACTTCGAGTGTAATGGACTGCTGATGAACCAGGGAGGTTTTCGCCTGTCAAAATTACTGGCACACACCTGGGATATGTGTCCCATTCAGTACAACAAGGTTTTCAACCGAATTCTGGAGGACATTCTTCACTACCGTGCTATTGTCGTTCACCGCGATGATGTACAAACCTATCGCGTGAAAAAAATGGTTCAGAAGGGTTGGACGATACTGAACTTCCAGACGGTTCAATATATGGACGTTCCAGTGGAAAAAGCGTACGATGGTTACTGTCTAATTTGCCAAGACACACTACCATCCAAGCACTATAAAATGAAATGCTGTGACGCGCGGTTTCACGCCAAATGCCTCATTCGCACGGTAACCGAGGGCGTGGCCGCGATGAATTATACGGGGATGTGTGTCATGTGTAAAAATTCAGACCGTTCACCGCATCAATACGAGTTGGATTCCTTGCTGGTGGAAACCATTTGCGAGTATTCCGCGAAGCCCGCGGTTGCTGACGAGGATGCGGTGGGGGCTCTCTAAAAACACCTAAACACCTAAGCACAAATCACCATACAATAAAATATAAAAACACAATAAAACGATTCTTCATCACCCGCATATTTTATTCATTTTGTAGCTTCTATACGTTTCTTAAAGGCTTTATAGGTATACTGTAATCCGTACAAATGACCAACACAATATAAGGTTAATATTGCCAAGCGTTGTTCAATATAGGGAGGAATTGCTGGAAGAAGAAAGGCGCCAATTTCAAAGAGCGTAAATAGGTATGTATAAGACATTGTATGGATAGCTCATATAGAATTACTTTAAATTATACCTAAAATGCCTTTATACCCGGGTGGAAAAAATGACCTAAGCATTTGAATACTTTAAACATCAACCTTTACTATGCATACGGGTGTCATTTCTTTTTGTGACCGCATCGCGTTTAACATCAAATCGTCTGATGTTAAAGATGTTATTCTGGAGGAACTTCATTCCAAATTCAACATAAAAATTCTTCAAAAACACTGGTTTCGTCTCGATGACCACAACAAAGACCATATTGCTCGCGCACCTCATTTGATGATGCTTCGTTCGAATGGAAATCCCTATTATATGTATTTTACGAAATACGAAGACGTGAACCAGGTAATGTTTATTGATAAAAAAGTACAACCGGGTTATGAGAAACCCCGCATCATTCTCATTCGTGGTCAGTTTGACGACGCTTTATTCTCAGGAACCCTGTTGGAAGGGGAAATGGTAAAGGATGAGAAAGGTCAGTGGATATTTCTTATCAATGATTTAATTGGATATCAAAATCGGTTTCTAGACAACGAAGCTCTTCCAGTTCGAATTGGTAAGGCATATCATTTGTTTAAAAATGACCATCATCCAGACGCGTTGATGGACGTATGTCAGTTTCATATTAAGAAAATGCTTCCAGCCATCCAATCCAATTGGCAGGAATTGCTCAAACTAAACGAAGAACTCTCGTACACCAATCGTGGTATTTATCTATGGCCGTTCTATCTCAAATACAAACCAAAATTGATAAACTTCGACGATTCATTGATTAAGAAGGTGATTCGAAAGGTCAAGGATGACCCGACCTTCCGTGAATCGATTCCTTCGCAACCAGAAAGCGATCTATTCCCCAAATCGTCGTCCTTCGGACTCCAAGGGTCGTCTGAAGGACTCCAAGGGTCGTCCGAACAAACCCCGGTTACAAATGTTCCTATGAAATCAGAAGAGGGAGAACGCATATTGTATTTGCGGAAAACAGAAAATCCAGACGTCTATATGTTGTTTGAAGAAGAACAAGCAAAGACTAAAATGGGCATTGCGCATATTCCAACGCTGGCCCAGTCAAAACAAATCCGAATGGTATTCAAAGACTTAAATGTGGTTACTTCGGTACCTTATCATTGTGTTTTTAACAATCCCTTTCAAAAATGGACGCCAATCAGAATTTGTAACGCGAAATAAATTGGTCGAGGTCTTGTTGAATTTTTACCAAATCCACGTTTTGTGCGTGAATATAACGAATGTAATAATGATATTGAAACACGGGTTTATTTTTTGTTTGGATTTCAATTTGGTCTTCCATAAGATAAAGACGATTATTGATTTTAAACGAACGACGCGTCAATCGTTCATTGATGACAACGTCTTTTGAACAGGGAAAACGGTGACTTGGAAGAACATCTTCTTGAAGCATCAGACGATACACACGTTTCGAATCATCCATTTTTTCGTTAAATGCTTGACGAAAAATAGTACGTTGGGCGTCATTGCTTCTAAAATAACTATATAGCAGTTCTTTGTACCGATATTCTTCCAATACTTCTGGATTGCGAAAACGAATGGATGGAAACTGGGGTTTATCGTAGGCAATCGGTACCCATAGACATTCCTCCAATGGTGTCTCCGTCATCGCTTTCGGTAGAATATACCATTCCACCACGTTTACCAGTGGATAGTCTTGGATATCACGAAGACTATAAATCATCGTTGCTTTTTAATTCGAATTCTTAATTAAAAGATGGTTTCTAATGCTTAAACACACTCCATTCATCCTTCATCATTTTTTAACTTAAAGCAAAAAATGATCTATAATAGGAATGCGGTGTTTCCCACGGACGTCTACCGAATTCATTCAATGGGTACACAGCAACATCCTTATCGAGACTTTAGTATTCAAAAATTTATAACGGTAGGACTATCGGAGATAGAAGCAAAAGACCTTGAAATAGGTTGCTTTAATGAAACCCTTGACTATTGCGACCAGCATCGTATTCCGTGTAACTGGCTATCGACTGGTTTCCAACAAGCCTACATTTGTAAAATCCGACAAATTTATACAAATCTACATCCGTCCCAATATGTTCAGAATAAACGGCTCTTGGAACGACTACGTGACAAAGAAATGCTTCCGCACGAAGTAGCGGGCTATCAACGGGAACAATTGTTCCCGGAACGTTGGCAAGAGATTATGGATAAAGCAATCATAAAACAAAAGAACGCATATGAACCCAATATGGTCGCTATGACAGACCTTTATACATGTGGAAAATGTAAGAAAAAGAAAATTACCTATTATGAACTTCAGACACGGTCGGCGGATGAGCCGTCCACGCATTTCTTCACCTGTCACAATTGCGGTCACCGTTGGAAGACCTAGTCGAACTGAATCTAAATCACGGCATTTGCTTCAAACGAATCCCTGTCAAATAGCGCGTTTCTATATTTTTTCCACCCTTCACGTTTATGGTATCAGGATAGATACTTTTTAGTACATCAAGCACCATATATTCCAATATGTCCAACTTCATTCTAATTTCAGTATCCAAGGGATACTTCTTTACAATCACCATATACTCCACGAATCCACCCATAAAGAGTCCAAAAGGACAATAATATTTGGTCTCTAGGTCACCATAATACGTGATATATTCTGGTAACCATTTCTTAACAAGTGGATAGAGTTCCTCCTTCAACAATACAGACATATAGAGACCCATTTTAGTCGTTGATTGAAATTATAAGGTATCGGTATCAATTTTTAATCATAAATCTAAACCTATATAAACATAAAGCATAAATATTTCAAATATAGATTTCGTTTTTAGGAGAAAAGAAAGAATGGCTCTTGCGTCTAGACTGTTTGATGAGCTGAATTCGTATTATATGCGTCCTTGGCCAACGCAAATTCCTTCTTATTTGAAAGCGTTTGATGGCATGGATGCGTTTGAGAAAACCGAGACGGGGTATTCCATGGAAGTCATGGTACCTGGTTTCTCTAAGGAGGACTTAATCGTTCAAATTGTAAATGACCGATACCTCACCGTCAATGGAGAATCATCTTATGGAACAACAAAACGCAAATTTGCGCAACGGTGGCATTTGCCCATCCATGTGGATATTTCCACGATAAAAGCGACTGTGAAAAAGGGTATCCTGACCGTTATAATGAATAAAAAAGAACCCGTGATACCCCGTTCCAGTGTACATCCCATTGTCGTGGAATAATTATAATTAAACTCCACGGAGCAAATGACGCACCGCCGTCAAATCCAAATCACACAGTTTCCAATATTCGTATTTACCATTTGGCATCCGACGTTTCACAATGTAAGGCAGCTTGGTCTCCATTATTTCGCGTAGGGCAATATTGCGCAAATCCATATTGCTCTGTATTTTAAAGTCTTCGGGCAATTCAATCAATGTGGGAGCCCCCTTTGACAAATGCGTCGTGCGCAGTCCAATGATTTGGTTGAATTCGTATTTGGTTAGAAAAGGTCTAGACCGATTGGTCTCTGCTTTGCTCTCTTTCACAGCAAGTAGTGTATCCATTCTACTTTAATGATATTTAACTTATTTTATTTTTAAATCCACCTTCACATCATTTTTTACTCGGCTTTGAAACAGAGAACTCATCGTATAGGCCACAATAACCACAATGATCACAGCAATAGAGATATTTCAAATCCACTGGATGGTACTTGATATATAACACTCGCGATGCTTGATTCGTTTGTTTGCCACTACACGACTCATTCGGACACTGAATCGTCGGATCACAAATCCTTGGCAATGTTGGGTCGTAGCGCAAATATTCATTTTTGTGTTGAAGATAAAGCAAGTCATCGTCCG